TGCGACCGATTGCAGTTCACGAATAACCGGGTCATCAGTCCTGATACTGGTAACAACGGGATTATAGATATTGGCGGCGACATCGACGATTTGGTGTTCACCGACAATCGCATCTCATTGGGCGTCGCAGATGGTGAGGCTGTTATTTCAGTGGCAACCGGAAAGGACGTCACGAACTGCGAGATTAGCTACAACCAGATTTACCGTCTGAACACCGCAGGCGACCTACTGATTGACAGCGACACGACCGCCAACAGCGGCATCATCGCCCATAACCGAATCGGCCATGCCGACACGGGTTCCGAAGTTCTGATTGACGCGGATGGCGTCCGCCAGTTCGACAACCTTGGAACGGCGACCAACACCGCTTCTGGATACGTTCTACCCGCCATCGATTCGTAGGAGGGCTAGATGTACGGTTATTCTTCGGTCTCAATTAGTAGCGGGGCGACCACTGGCGGCACCGGGTCGTCCACGAATAACAATACGTCCAGCCATGTGGTCGTCGGTCAGATTTGCTCGATTGGGGTGACCTATAACGGGTCACCCCCGGCAAGCACTGATTTAGTCATCGCCACGGCTGGGAATAACGGCCCGGCTTTGACCATCCTGACGCTGACCAACGCGAACAGCGACGGCTGGTTCCACCCACGCCACGTCGTTGATAACAACGCCGGGGCGGACATCGAATATGCCGATGGCTATTCGGTTTACGACAAGGTGTGCGTCGCCGACAACATCAAGATAACGGTCAGCCAGGCCAACGATGACGACTCCGTTGACGTGGTCGTCGTCTACTACGCAGGTGCCTGATGGCCATCGAGAAGCACACGATTAAAGTCAGCACCACGGGGTCGGACGCTTCGGCGACCGGCTCCCTGGTGACGGCCTTACCCTACTGCGAATTGCTGGCGGTCAGGATGGACTTCCATGCCTCCGCACCGGCCAGCACAGACACGACGCTATCGTCGCCCGGCGACCCGGTTGCGGTTACGCTTCTGACGGTCACCAACAGCGCGACCGATGCCTGGTTCTACCCGACCCATCAGTTGGACGATGCCAGTGCGTCGGCCATCACCGGGGCTTACATCCCCGCGATTATCCACGGGAATCTGCTCACAGAGTTAGCCGGGTGCGACGCCTTGACGGACGCCTTGGTGATGACTATCTGGGTGAGGGTCTGATGGCCTTTAGCTACACAGCGGGAAGTTCGGCTGACCGGGACAGGGTTCGCTTGGAGATTGGAGACACCGACGAAGAGCGAGTCCTATTCCAAGACGCAGAACTGGACGACTTTCTGAGCCAGGAAGGAAATAGCATCCTGGGTTCAGCGGCCCGTGCCTGCGAGACTTTGGCGGTACGGTTCGCTAGGGATTTCACCTTCTCCGCCGATGGGGCGTCCTTCCAGAAGGGGAACGTCACGCAGATGTTCATGGCCCAGGCCAAGCGGCTCCGCAGAAAGGCCAGCGAGACATCCATCGTGATGCCGCGTCGGGTGGATGGCTACTCCGTCTACACGGACAGCGATGAGGTTACGGGACTCAATATCTTAGATTCAGGCACCGGCCAGTACGGACGGTACTCTGATGGCTAACGAACTTCTCCAGGGAAACGACCTGACCTATATGCGGGTGGAAACCCGGAAGGCGATGCCGGACGCAGTAGATATTCAGCGGAAGTCCCTGGTGTCAGATAAACAGGGTGGCTACACCGAATCCTGGGGGAATGCCTACCAACAGATACCGGCCCGGCTCTCGACCAAGGTCGGGGCGGAATCCAACGAAGCCAGCCGCCAGGACTTCCAGATAGACGCCACCCTAACGGTTCCATACGACCAATCAATCCTACAGACCGACAGGGTGGTTCATCCCAGCGGCACCTACGAGGTGCAATCGGTCGACGCCGGTAAATCATGGGCTTCTTCCAAGATATGCCTGATGCGCCGATTGTAGGACTGAGGCAAATCAGATGTCAGAAAGAGAACTGCAATATGCTCCTGGCGCGAGTCCGCCTTTCGGCGGAGAGCGTAGTGGAAATCAAATGCCGAAGGTGCAATACGGTCAACGCCTTTAGGCCCGACCAAGACGAGGAAGATGTAGCGATAAATCTGGTGCCTGATGGCCAGGGCGGCTTCGGGCCACCGACAATAGAATAGAACCCTGTCTCTGAGGCTCTGTGAAGCCCATTAAGCGGCCTGAACGCTGGCAACGGGCATCTGAACCACTGAGGGAAAGTGGAGTCCTTAATTGCTGGCGTAAGGCGATTGAGGATTTTTTTATGGCAGACTTTCCGATGGACGTAACCTACGAAATCAAACTCGACCCGCGCTGGCGGGAGGTCGGGGACAAGATACAAGCCGCCGTGAAGATTGCGGCCTTCAACGGGGAGAAGCGGGCCAAGAAACACCTGACCGATAAGGAAGCGGTAGATACAGGAACCCTCCGGGGAAGTATCGCGGCGGTGCCGGTCGGGATGACGATGGGCGGGGAGTTGTTGGACTGGCGCATCGGAACCCATATCGAGTACGCGCCCTTCATCGAATTCGGCACCTACAAGATGGAGGCCCGCACCTATCTGGTTCCCGCGTTGGATACCGAACACAAGCATCTGAGAAACGCAGTCAACCAGATTTTTGGTGAGTTAGAACGTGGCTAATCTAAGGGTCAATCTCGATACCGCAATCTTCAGTACGCTGAACGTCGCGGCGGTCACCAACGAGGCCACCGGAGGCGTCTACAACATATTGGCCCCGCAGGGGACGGCACCACCATTTGTGGTATTCCAGGCCATGTCAAAGACCGACGACTACTTCTCCTTCACCGGGGGAAGAGGAGGCTCTGCCATCTATATGGTCAAGGCCGTCGACCGGAGTCCCTGGCCGAAAGCCGCAGGGGACATCGATACCCAGATTGATTCAGTCATGCAGGACGCATCGCTAAGTATCACCGGCCACGCCTTACTCTGGTGCCGCCGGGAGGAAGATTTGTACCTTGTCGAAAACCAAGAGGGGGTCACGTACCAGCACGTCGGCGGTCTCTATCGCATCCTCGCAGACCAAAGCTGAATGCGTGGTGTCCGCCCACCACTGGATAATCGAAACGAGCAACGGGCCGACGAGCGAGGGGGTATGCCAGTTCTGCCATGCAGTCCGGCAATTCACGAACTCCACCGATTCGGTCACCCAGCACATAACCCTGGAGAAGGAAACGGCTGATGACTCAATGTGGGCCGAAAGAAGAAAGTGGAACCGCTGGCAAGGATGATGAGGTCTGGTACCTGGCCTTGCACAAACTTTTGATGGCGCAGGGGCCGGGAGCCAAACCATCAAGTGTGCGGTTCTTTCCCGGCCAGCGATTCGCCCTAGACGGGGACGAACCTGTCGACATCGAATCGTTGATTCGCACCGGGGCTGTTAAGATTTACGAAGAATCAGATGAGGAATGGGCGCAGGCTAGATTAGCGGAGATGCCCAAGCCAAGAAGGAGGAACCGTGGCTAGAATACACGCAAAGTCGGCAGGGCTATTGGTCGACGAGTTTGATTTTAGCGGCGTCAGTAATTCGATGGATTTGTCCTTTACTGAAACGCCCGCTGATGTGACTGCCTTTGCAGATACCGACCTGACCTACATCCAGGGAAAGCCCACTTTCAGTTTCGATGTGAACGGCCTTTGGAGTACGGCATCGCCGAACTACGACGGGGAGATGTTCACCGACCTGACCGCCACTGCCCGGCGGGTTGGTATCTATCCAGGCGGGTTGGACGAAGGCACCTACGGCTACGAAGGAGCGACGCTAATCAGTTCGTCTCCGCGAGTCAGTACCGTGGGGGATGTCATCGCCTGCAACGTCACCTGGCAGGGAGCCACCGCACCCATCCGCTCTCGCATCATCGAAGCCAATACCATCACCTGCAATGGGTCAACAGTAGTTGCCAATGGGACTGGATACAATCTGGGAACATTCGCAACCACTACAACCATTTTCGGTATCTGGCGCATGGTGGAGATGGGCGGCTCCGGCAGTAACACGATTGCCCTCGAAATCCAGAGCGAGAATAACGACACCTGGGGAAGCCCCACCACGGCAATCAACTTCGGCACGATAACGCATAGCACTGGAGTTTCGTTTCTTACTGCGTCTGCTACCGGCCAGGCGGGAGTCGAGTCTTGGTTTCGGGTGCAGATTCAGTCTAGTGGCTCAGGAAGCCGGACGTTTAAGAACTACGTCAGCTTTGGCTATTTCGTAACTTAGGAG